ATGGGCGCTGTGGGTTATTTTTTGAAGGAGGGTTCTGAGCGACATATCCTTCCCACTGTCAACCTGGCAACGCAAGCCAATTGGAAGACAAGTGAGGTAAAGGATGAAGAACGCAGTGATAGCATGATTTTAGATGAACGCGATGGTGACACTGCGTTTATTTCTTTTCTGGAACGAGTTCAGGCTGGTGCCGCTACTGAGCGACCGGACGTCAAACTTGTCGGACTTTCTGAGTCCTTCAAGGTCCGTGTGATCAGCAAAGGCCCGCCGATGGCTTCGACTTTCTTGAAGCTTGTTCAACGTTGGATGTGGAAAACGTTGCAAGCTCGAAAGACTTTTCAGCTCATCGGAACCCCCGTTACGGAAGAAATTATTCAATCATGCATTGGAACTTTGGTAGGAAATGAGAGCTTCGCGTCTCTCGACTATTCTGCCGCCACTGATCTTCTTTACTCCGAGTTTTCTGACTTCGCAGCAAAGATGATCGCGCAGGAATCCGGTATGGACCCGCGCACTGAAGTCCTCTTTAGAAGGCTCCTTACGGGGCACTACATTGAGGATCCAGAGACTGGCGCAATGGTTAAACAGACACGAGGGCAGTTGATGGGTTCGATCGTATCGTTCCCTATCTTGTGCATTCTGAATGCGACCGTTTGCCGAATGGCCCTCGAGGTCTCTCGCAACGGTTGGTTCGCACCAGACCGCTGGCGGACTGCGAAATATCGTACTCTTTCCTTGGACCAATGTCCACTACTCATCAACGGTGATGACGCTTTGATGCGACTTACCCCGGCCGGCTATGCCGCGTGGTTGTCCATCTCTCAGATTGCGGGTTTCTCTCCCTCGATTGGTAAGACGTTCTTCACGAAGAAGTTTGCTCAGATTAACTCTCTGAACTTTCGATTCGTGGACTCTTCTCTTGCTACGAGGTCTGAGACATCCAAGATGATGCTGAGATTCCGACGTGTTCCCTTTATCAATATGGGTTTGCTCTATGGTAAGGTTCGCTCTCAAGCGACCTCCAAAACAGCACCTATAGCTGATGGAACTTCGACTATCGGATCTCGCGCTCGTGCACTCTGGGATCTTGCGCCGGCTTGTTGCCGTGATAGAGTTATCATTTCTTTTCTCGCCCATAATGATT